GGAAGCGCTCGTGATCGCCATGCAGGATCGCACCGGTGGTGACCATCTCGGTGTAGAGCAGGGCGTGCTTGGAGAGCAGGCGTAGGAAGAACCGGCAGTGGCGGTCGGTCCAATCCATCATGGGTGCAACGCTAAAGCGCCGAGACAGTGCGGGGCTTGATTCTGCTGGGCTAAAGCTTTGTTTATCTAGCATTTTACTCAACGTGTTCTTGGCGAGTTTTAGGGCGTTTTCAGGCGTTTTTGAAGGCTCGGTGGTACGATGTACCACCTCAAAACTGACGCGTACCACTTTCGTTATGGCGACTATCAGGGCAAGAAAACTGGCGGATGGGACTGTGAGCTACACGGCTCAAATCCGCATCAAACGTGACGGAGTGCAAGTCTACCAAGAGAGCCAGACCTTCGCCCGTAAACAGGCTGCCCAGGCGTGGACGCGCAAGCGCGAATCGGAGCTGGACCAGCCAGGTGCCATCGAGCGGGCCAGCCGGAAGGGCGTCACCGTCAAAGACATGATCGACCAGTACCTGTTGGAAGTGGGAAAGGCCAGGCCGTTGGGCAAAACCAAGAAGGCCACGCTCGAAGCCATCGGCAAGATGGACATCGGCAAACTGAACGATACCGACGTCACCACTCAATGCCTGGTCGACTTTGCACTCTTCCGAATGAGCCGCGAGGGTGGCGGCGTTCAGCCACAAACTGCCGGCAACGATCTGGCGCACCTCGGCGCCGTTCTGGCGATCGCCAAAGATGCTTGGGGTTACCAGGTCGATCCGCTCGCAATGGGCGGCGCCCGCCGAGTACTGCGCAAGCTGGGCTACAACCTAAAAAGCCGCGAGCGTGACCGCCGGCCGACGTTGGACGAGTTGGAAAAGGTGCTGACCCACTACCAAGCGATGCAGGTGAGGCGCCCGACTGTCACCAATATGTTGAAAGTTGTGGGTTTTGCCCTGTTCTCCACGCGCCGGCTAGATGAAATCACCCGTATCCGGTGGGCCGACGTCGACGAGCCTGGCCAGCGGGTGCTGGTGCGCGATATGAAGAACCCTGGGCAGAAGATCGGCAACGATGTTTGGTGCTACCTGCCCGACGAGGCGTGGCAGATCCTCCAAACAATGCCAAAGGCCGGCGAGGACATCTTCCCCTACAGCCCTGAATCTATCTCCACGTCCTGGGCCAAAGCCTGCAAGTTCCTGGAAATTGCGGACCTGCACTTCCACGACCTTCGGCATGAAGGCGTCAGCCGTCTGTTTGAAATGGATTGGGATATTCCGCGTGTGGCAAGTGTGTCTGGGCACCGGGATTGGAATTCAATGCGGCGCTACACCCACCTGCGTGGCAAGGGTGACCGCTATGTGGGCTGGGAATGGCACGAAAAGATACTGAGGGCGCCCGTCCAATTGGGCGCCGCATCAGAGAAGTGGCTCAAAAGGCGTGTTTTATCCCGTTGAGCTGGTTGTGTTCCTTTACAGCCGCGGCGCGCTGCAAGTCGAGGTAGGCAGCGAGATCGGTGAGGTGGACGCCTTTGGCCGACTTCTGGCTCGGTTCCAGGCGGGTAATAGGCAGCTTGATCTGACCGCTCATCACCTTGCGCTGGAACATCTCCGGCGTCAGGTGCGTGAAATAGTCCCGACACACTAGCTCCAGCGGGATAATCGCCTGGCCATCGTATTGGGCCATGAGAATGAACGCGGTGTTCATGGTGATCCCCTCACATCCGAAACGATTGATGTATAAATGCCGGCGACGCTTTGTGTTCTGCGGGTTTCGCGTCATTACCCTGGGTCTCGCAAACGAACCAATGCCGCTTCCGGTTGGGCGCAGTCAGGGCCTCTGTAAGGCCAGGTACGACGGCGGTACATTGCTCATAGGCGGAAGGGCCACTCCAGCTATCAGCCTTCACCACGTGGCAATCCGTTCGGGTTGCATCTGCGCATAGGTAAAGCAGAAGGAATACCGTCATACGCTAACCTCCCATGAGCATGCGCGTTAGTGCATTGGGCTGACCGTCCGGCGCCAGCTTTTCGAGTGGTTGGCTGATGGTGCGACCCTTCGCGGTGCGCAAGGTGGCAACGCCGCCATCGATCGCTTCAATCACGCCGGTACGAGCACTGAGACGGTATTCCCGACCACCGCCGCTCATTTCGACGTAGCTGACCTTGTCGCCGACAGCCAGCGGGGTTGTGGTAGCCTCTGCGGTGCCGCCTTGGGGTTGATTCGCTTGCATGGTGCTTCTCCTTTGGGTGGTCGGTGTCGAGGGGTTGCAGCCCCTCGACACCACCTTCTTATCGGCTTTCGCCGGTTGGGTTTTGCTTACGCACCAGGTGCAGCAGCAGGTTTTCAAACTCAACAACCTCATCAGTTGCTGACTGCCATTCCAGAACTGCCTGGATCTGTTCCCGGCTGCACTCCAGCACCAGGATTTCTTTATCGCTTACCGCACGAACCTCCAGGATCGCGACCAACCCAGCGGGGTCGTAGGCTTCGGCGTGAACAATCTTCCCGGATTCGTTGAACCAGGCCTTCAGCTCTTTCAGGTGCCGAAGGCGGTTGGTATCCCCCTTTTCGCCGTCACCGGTGATGATTTGTACGTGCATGGTGCTTCTCCTTTGCGTGGTAGCCGGCGTTGCAGCGCCTGGCGGTTGTCGCTGTTGATTGGTCAGGCCTGGAAGTGCCAGCACTTCACGATGGGTTGCTTGGTGATGACTGCGTTGCTGGTCTTGGCCTGGTGAGCCCGTACCGCGCTGTCAGTGGCTTTGTTGATGTCGAGCAGCTTCCGGGAGCGGGAGTCCTTCAGGCGCTCGCGCAACTCGCTGACATCGGCGATCTTCTGGCGATGCTCGGCGGCGCACTTCACGAAGTCGTTGAGGTTGATGGCGATGATGTTGTCTTTCTTGCTATGGTTGACCACCGGGCCGTCGGCGTCGAGACCTTCGAGGTACTCGTACACTTCCCAGAATTCAGCCACTACCGGGTGGTCGGAGCTGATCGAAGACTGGCGCTCGATCGCCATGCGAATAATTTGCGTGCGGGTGTGGCTGACCTGCGGTTCAGTCAGAGGCACCACCGTGCACAGGCAGTCGAGCAGGGCGAGCAACTGGGCGTGGTTCTTGTTGATCCGCTCCACGCGGATGTAACCGCGCAGCTTGTTGCCACAGTGGTGGCAATCGCTTTGCTCGTCGTGAAACGGGGTCTCGCAGGCGAAGCAATGCGAATGCAGGTTTCGCAGTTTCGCCTCATAGCCAGGCAGGCGCTGGGCGAACAGGTCCATCACTTCCAGCTCTTTGCGAACGGCTTGCAGCACAAAGTTGCTTAGCGTTGAGCCTTCCAGTGCATTGAGCCGATCTGCTGCCGCACGGCTCTCAGGCGTCACATTTGGGCGCACAAAGTGCAGTTTCACAATCCGGGTCATGATCGCTTCGGACGCCACTACAGGGGCGTTCTGGCTGATGGCAATCGTGCCGCGAAAAGGGGGCTCATAGGTCTCGTTGCCGGCGGTTTTAACGCCCTTGGTCGCCAGCGTGCCGCCGCCGTAGTAATCCTTGAGTTCGTCCCACTCAAAGGTCTTGGCGTGGGCCTTATCGTCGCCACTGCGGTCAGATTCCAGCAGCACGATTGGCATGCCGGAGACCTGGCCCATTAAGCGGCTGCGGCCGGCCTTGGTGGATTTGGACGGGTCGAACCCTTCGTAACCGTCCCGGCCCGCCAGTTTCCAAAGCAGGGTGAGCAAGGTGGTCTTGCCAGCGCCGGCTTCGCCCGTGGCTTCAAGAAACGGGAACGACTGGTACCGAGCGCGGATCTGTTCGGCGAACAGTGAGCCGAACCAGAAAGTCAGTGCGACGATGCCCTGAGCGCCGAAGCACTGCCACAGAAGTCCTAACCACTGCTGATCGTATCTTTTGCCATCCTTCTCCAGATCGATCTTCACACCCTTTTGCAAAGTCTTGAGCTTGAGTTTGCCCATCTCAAAAAACTCCTCTTCGTTGATGTGGATGACCTGGCCCTCGCGGACGGCGACGTCGTTGAACACGTAGCATTGGTATTCCTTGCTGTAGCCCACGTAGTCGATGGTCTGAACGGTCTTGATGCCGAAAAGCTGGTCTTTCATGAGTTTGTCCAACTGTTGTCCACTGCCGGTGAACACGGCCCCGGCGCCCATGCCGAGAAGTCTTTTCTTGAATTCGCTGGCGGCGGCGACCTGGCCGCCGGTGAAGGTGTTTTTCACAGAGCCACCGTCGTGCGGGAAGTCGACGCGGAAGAAGTACCAGGACTCGTCGGTGATCTCGTTGCGCTGGAAATAGAGGGCTTTGGGATAACAGTTGGCGATTTCGACGACACAGCCGGCCACGTTCAGCGCCTTCTCCCGCAGCTGCTTTTCGTTCAGTACCTGGGCTTCTTGGTCGTCGCTTTTCTCCAACGCCTGCTTGGCGCTGTTGTATTTCGCAAGGTCCAATTTCCACCAGTACAGGCGGGAGTCGAAGCAGAAGTGAAACTCCTCGCGCTCGCGCCACTGGTACATAAGCATCGCCTTGTCGCTGGCGCTGTCTGCGATCAGCAGGGCGCCCTGGTGGCGGGCCTCTTTCAGGTCTTTTTCGATACGCTCTGCGCGCGCTTTTTCGTCCTCAATAAATGCCCAGCGCTGATGCAGATCGTTCCAGTCGACCTTGCGTGCATCCGGCTGTGGGACCTGGGCTGCATCGCAGATAAAGCCGAGTTCACGGGCGCGTTTCACCCAGCTGCGTGTGTATTTGTGAGCGCCTGGCTCGTTGTCCAAGGCCCAAATCAACTTGGGTGTTTTACCGTTGCGCGAGGTGATCAGCGCCTTCAGCGATTCCTCTGGAAAGGCGTTTGACGAAAGAGCAGCCACGGCTGAGATACCGTTTTGAATGAGCGCGATAGCATCGAAAATGCCCTCAACAATCCACAGCTCATCCACCTCCAACAGGTCCAGGCATGGCGGGCACCACCAATAGCCCCTGTAGCTCTTGAGAGGCTGGAAGCGGGCCTTCTTCTTGCCGAAGCGGGAAGGCTGGTCAATCAAGCGTTCCCAGTACCCGCCATGTTCCAGGGGAAAGCGGACGGTGGCTGAGCCGATATTCAGATCGCGGTCGAAGTAGCTTTCCTGGGTGTACCAGCCCTCAATCAGCTCGACGCGAAAACCTCGGGCAAACGACAGGTACGCCTTGGCACTGGCTGCAGGCTGGTCATTGGTGGCCGGCGCAAGTTTGCTCCAGTCATCGAACAGGTCCGGGTACAGCTCTTTGACCGGCGCCATGTAGCGGCATTTTTCTTCGCGGCCACAGCGGATGAACCAAGGTTCGTCGTGGCGGGAAAACAGGCGTTTCTGATTGCACTGCGGGCAGGTGCCCTTGCGCATGTAGTGAGTGCCGACCATGTGCTGCAGGCCGTAATCAGACTCCAGGCGCTGAAGTACGTCAGCGCGGATCTGTTGCTCCATTGGCTTGCGATTCACTGCACATGCTCCGCAACAGCCACGACGAGCTGTTTTTTCAGCTCGCTGCGCGTCTTGCAGATGCCTGCCAGGTAGGGCAAGTCCTCAAGCACCTTCGGTGCCCGCTGACCACTCGGCACATTCCGGTAGCGATCGGAGTACCAAATATCAGCCATGGTGACTTCGTACTGAGTTGTCAGCCACAACAGGTAGTGCTGCGCCTGCTGTTCGTCCAGCTCCAGTTTTATGGTGATTTTGCTCATTGCGGCCACCAGTAAGTTGCAAATTTCCCCTACCCACGCGGTGCGGGCATCCATCAGGGAGTGGTTTCGGGTTAGTGCGGGAGGTTGCGAGTCAGCAGAAGGCGTGTCGGAAGCAGGCGTGCTGAAACGGGGTGTCGCTGTTGGGTGCAGTTATCGAGCAGCCAAATGATCGGGCGGTACGGATCACTTTTCGGGTGCACTCCAAGCCAGGCAACACGCTTGCAGGTCATGCTTTCAAACTCGGCGACGGCCAGTTCCGCAATGCGTTGCACCAAGTGCTGCGGGACCTCAAGCGACAGCGTCAGGTATCGGACGCAGTTGTTGAGCAACTGGCTATCACCGGCCAGATGCTCGCAACGGTGGCGGTAGAGGTACGCCACTGCTGCTTGTTGCATCGCGGCACGGTAGTCGCTGGTGGGATTGGTAGTCAGGGTGATGGTTTTCATACGGTTGTGGCCTCCATTTCCAACTGGTCCAACAAATCGGGTTGATCGTTGGCTGTTTTCATTGCCTGGCGACGAATAACCACGTCCGCAATCGGCAGCTTTACCGCCGGGTTGGGCATGCCGCTGGGGCTCAGTTCGTGGGTCATTTGAAATTCGGCGCGGCCAGCCCAACCGCATGCTTCTTTGGTGCATTGCAGGTAAGTGATTCGCAGGAATATGTGTTGACCTTCGCTGGTACGGATACGCATGCGGCCGTGGCAGTGGGGGCAGACCAGTTTATAAGTGCTCACTAAACAGCTCCCTGGCTGTACAGCTGGATGGTCGCAAACACCTCGGCGTAGCGGGCGGACATGTAAGTGATAAGGGCGGCGATGATCGCGTCGGCTTCGGCTGCGTCGACCAGCCATTGGCGTTCGATCTGGCGACCATCGGTAGTGGCGCCTTCAACGGCGACGCGGAAGAACTTGGAGCGTTGTTTCTTGGCTGGGTTGTCGGTTTTGCCGGCCATGCGTGAATCCCTCAGTGCGGTGGCAGTCTGCCTTGGCGATGAGGGCATGTTGTTGAGCGCGGGCGCGACGGGCAACGAGGCGCTGTTGTAGATCGTTGATCTACAAGGGGCGGAGCGGGAACTGTTCGCGCGCGGGCGGCAGCATCTGCGCCATGAATGCCATCGTCGAATTGCCCACTGACCACCGCCGCCATGCCAAGCACTTGTATTGGCAGGGCTATCGCGTGTGCGAGATCGCCGAGCTGATCGGGGAGAAGGAAAAAACGCTGCACAGCTGGAAGGCCCGTGACGAATGGGACCGCGCGACACCGCTGGAGCGTATCCAGGCCGCGACCGAAGCGCGCCTGGTACAGCTTATTCTGAAAGACCCCAAATCAGGGGCCGACTACAAGGAAATTGACCTGTTGCACCGTCAACTGGAGCGGCAAGCCCGCATTCAGCGCTTCAACGACGGCGGTACCGAAACCGAGCTGAATCCGAACCTGGCCAAGCGCAACGACGGGCCGAAGAAAGCGCCGAAGCGCAACGAGTTCGACGAAGAACATATCGAAAAGCTGACTGATGCGTTCATTGACGGCTGTTTCGGTTATCAGCTGGATTGGTACAAAGCGGGTAGCCAGCGAACACGGGCGATCCTCAAGTCACGGCAGATCGGCGCGACGTACTACTTCGCTCGCGAAGCGCTGATCGATGCGCTGACGACTGGTCGCAACCAGATATTCCTGTCGGCCTCGAAAAACCAGGCGCATATCTTCAAGGCCTACATCCAAGCCTTTGCCCGCGAGGTGGTGGGTGTCGAGCTGACGGGCGACCCGATCATTCTGGGGAATGGTGCGGAGCTGCACTTCCTGGGTACCAACGCTCGGACCGCGCAGGGTTACCACGGCAACTTCTACTTCGACGAATTCTTCTGGACGTTCAAGTTCAAGGAACTCAATAAAGTCGCCAGCGGCATGGCGATGCAGAAGCAGTACCGCCGGACCTACTTTTCGACGCCTTCCAGCATGGCGCACGAGGCCTATACGTTCTGGACGGGCGAGCGGTTCAACAAGGGCAAACCGGCGGCGCAACGGGTAAAAATCGACGTCTCCCATGACGCCCTGCAGCAGGGGCGGCTGTGTGAGGACCGGGTCTGGCGGCAAATCGTCACCATCCTCGACGCGGAGGACCGTGGCTGCGATCTGTTCGACCTCGACGAGCTGCGCCAGGAGTACGACGCCGAGGCTTTCCAGAACCTGCTGATGTGCCAGTTCATCGACGACGGGGCCAGCATTTTTCCGCTTGCGATGCTGCAGCCTTGCATGGTCGACAGCTGGGATCTGTGGGCCGAGGACTACAAACCGTTCGCCGCGCGTCCGTTTGGGGATCGTCAGGTATGGGTTGGTTATGACCCAGCCGAGAACGGCGACAGCGCTGCATTGGTGGTCATTGCCCCACCGACAGTCCCTGGCGGCAAGTTCCGCGTGCTGGAGAGACACCAATTCCGGGGAATGGACTTCGCTGCGCAGGCGGAATCGATCCGCCAGGTGACCAGGCGTTACTGGGTGACCTACATCGGTATCGACATCACGGGCATGGGGTCCGGCGTGGCGCAGCTGGTGAAACAGTTCTTCCCGAACATCACGACGTTCAGCTACTCGCCCGAGGTCAAGACGCGCCTGGTGTTGAAGGCGTACGACGTCATCAAGAACGGTCGCCTGGAGTTCGATGCGGGATGGACGGACATGGCGCAGTCGTTGATGGCTATCCGCAAAACAGTCACCGCCTCCGGGCGCCAGTTTACTTATACGGCCGGTCGCACCGACGAGACAGGCCATGCCGACTTGGCGTGGGCGACCTTCCACGCCCTGCATAACGAGCCTCTTGAAGGGCAGACCACGGCCAATACCGGATTTATGGAGTCCTACTGATGAGCAGACGTAAGCGCGAAACCCAACTGACCACCGTTCTGCCAACCGTTGAAGGGGACGTGCTCCCGCCCGAACCCGGTCCGGTTGAGGCGTTCACCTTCGGTGATCCGGCGCCTGTGCTCGATAGCAGGGAGATCCTCGACTATCTGGAGTGCTGGGCCAATGGTCGTTGGTTCGAGACACCTATGTCGATGGACGGCCTGGCCAAAACGACGCGCGCCAGCGTGTATCTACAGTCCGGTCTCAACTTCAAGCGCAACATGCTTGCCCGGACATTCGTGCCTCACCGGCTGCTGTCCCGTCAGGCGTTTGAACAGTTCGCCCTGGACTGGCTCTGGTGCGGCAACTGTTATCTGGAAAAGCGCAACAACATGCTCCGCAACGCCATGGGCCTGTTGCCGCCACTGGCGAAGTACATGCGCCGTGGCGTGGACATGGAGACTTATTACCAGGTGCGCGGTTGGAAGGACGAACACGAGTTTGCACCGGGTTCGATGTGCCATCTGCGTGAGGCTGACATCAATCAGGAAATTTACGGTTTGCCCGAGTGGCTGGCAGCTCTGCAGAGCGCGTTGCTCAACGAGAGCGCCACGCTGTTCCGCCGCAAGTACTACAACAACGGCAGTCACGCCGGATTCATCCTGTATATGACCGACGCGGCGCAGAAGGAAGAGGACATCGACTCACTGCGCACCGCGCTGAAGAACTCGAAAGGGCCAGGTAACTTTCGCAACCTGTTCGTGTACGCGCCTGCCGGCAAGAAGGATGGCATTCAGCTCATCCCGGTGAGCGAAGTGGCGGCGAAGGATGAATTCAGCTCAATCAAGAACATCAGCCGCGACGATCTGCTCGCGGCGTTACGCATTCCACCCCAACTGATGGGCATCGTGCCGCAGAACGCGGGCGGCTTCGGGTCGTTGCGGGAGGCTGCTGAAGTTTGGGCGGTCAACGAGCTGGAACCGTTGCAGGCCAGGCTGGCCCAGGTAAACGAGTGGCTGGGTGAAGAGGTTGTCAGCTTCAAAGAATTTGAGCTTCCAACGGGGGGAAAGTAGTACCCCCGCGCAGTAAACGAGGCGACGAGCTGGTGCGCTAACACCCGCTCGACGCTGAATCACTCGAATACGCCGAGTGCTCCAACCAAGGCCTCGCCCCACTGCGCAGGGGGTGCGAAGCCTAAGCGAATCCAATTGTCAAAACAAGGATCACTTATGAGCACACCGATTATCCCGTGGATGGGCGGCAAGCGCCGCCTGGCAGATCGCCTAATTCCATTGTTTCCGCCGCATGAATGCTACGTCGAAGTCTTCGCTGGCGGCGCCGCGCTGTACTTCATGCGTCCCCAGGCCGCACCGGTTGAAGTCCTGAACGACATCAATGGAGACCTGGTGACGCTTTACCGCGTTGTGCAGAACCACCTGGAAGAGTTCGTGCGCCAATTCAAATGGGCGCTCAGCTCACGCCAGGTGTTCGAATGGCAAAAGATGACCAGGCCCGAGACGCTCACTGACATCCAGAGGGCAGCGCGTTTTTTCTATCTGCAGCACCATGCTTTTGCGGGGAAGGTCAGCGGGCAGACATTCGGCACCGCCACCACAGGGCCTGCCATCAACCTGTTGCGGATCGAGGAGAACCTGTCCGCCGCCTGGCAGCGTCTATCCGGCACGTACGTCGAAAACCTTGGATGGTTGGAATGTGCCGAACGTTACGACCGGCCGCATACCTTTCATTACATGGACCCGCCTTACTGGCAGACCGCTGGCTATGGTGTGGACTTCCCTTTCGAAAACTACGAGCGCATGGCTGAGTTCATGCGGCGCTGCAAAGGCAAGGTGATGGTCAGCATCAACGACCATCCCGATATCCGGCGGGTGTTTGAGGGATTTCACTTCGAAACGGTGGATATCCGCTATAGCACGGCGAATCAACGGCAAGGCAAGGCCGAGGTGAGCGGGGAGCTGGTGATCATGAACTGGGAGCCAAACGCCTTCGGTGGGCTGTTTTAGCCCACCGGCTGAATCAAGCCCGCGCCTTTGTTCTTCACGTTACCCACTGCGACGTCGACCTTGAACCATTCAAATACCTCGGCCGGCTCGCCTTGATGCAGCACCATCTGCTCGGCACGCTCTTTGGGCGTTGCCGGGTCCAGCCATTCACGGGCCAGGTCCGGGGTCAACACCACGGGCCGCCGGTCATGGATGTCCACCATGCCGCCGGCACTGTCGGCGGTGATGATCACAAAGCCATCATGCTCACCTGGGCCCTCGTCAGCGTTGGGTAGCTGGCCGATAGCCGCGCAGTAGATCGGCGCCCCGTCGCGACGGCGGATCAGGTAAGGCTGCTTCTTCGGCCCGCCTTCATCGACCCATTCAAACCAGTTATTGATCGGTGTGATTGCCCTATGCGGCCAAATCGCCCGGAAGAAATGGCCGTGGGCGACTTTCTCGACGCGGGCGTTGATTGGTGCGGCGCGATCCTTTGCCCAGTGCGGTCGCCATCCCCAGCGCACCGGATCAGCCAGCAGCAGTTCGCCCTGTACATGGAACAGGGCGACCTGGGTGGTGGGGGCGACGTTGTATCGCCCCAGGGGCAGTTCGCCGACCGAGTTGACCATGGCGTTCGGCATGCTGAGGGCCGCGACGAAGTCATGAATGCCGCTGTACTGTGAAAGGCGTCCGCACATGACTGTCTCCGCTCGTCGGGCTTGATGAACAGCCGCGCGCCGGCTGATCTCTACACTGTAGACACCGGCGCCGGAGATTCGTCATGACAACCGATATACAGCAGGTCAACGAGATGGAAGCGTGGCATGCACTGCTGAACGATTCGGAATTTGAAGCCGGCTCACCAGAATATCGTTATGAAACGCGCCTGGCCCTTGCTGACAATATGCTTGAGCGCAAGGTGATTGATTGCGGTGAATGGCGAGAGCTGGTCGAGGAGGCCGTCGCTGGCTATGCGGACGACGTCGGCTGAATGCCAGCTGTGCTGACGAAGCCGTTGCCTGCGCAGTTGCTGCAATCCTCACGCTGTCCGAATCGGTCCAGGCAGGCACCGCACTTGGTGAACTGGGCAAAGAGGAGTAGGGGGCGGGCCTTGCGATAGCTCTCAAAATCGCGGCATTCCAAGGCGACCTGTGCGCAATCTACCAGCGCACGGTAGGTATCGGCATCGCAGATGGCTGGGTAGACCTTCCCATAGATAAATTGCGCGGTCTGTACCAGATCGTACAGCTCACCAGATGGCGCGGTAAGCACCAGCCCATTTATCGCCCAAGTCTGGTTGTCGTTGCGGAACACCAAACGCAGATCATTCTTTTCGCGAAATACCTTCCCATCAAACCCATCAGCACCCGGGCCGATGGCTGAGTAATAGGTGTTGCTTCGGATATACCCGATGCACTCCAATGTCGCGCGTTGAATGACGTCATAGTAGCCGCCATACGTGTACCCCACGGGCGTGGTGACCAGCTCTTCAACGGCATGCCAGTAAGCCGCGTCAGCCAGCTCATCCATCTCAAATTGCTCCATCTCATCAATGACCCCAGCCTCCGACATGTCACGAGTCTCCCACCGGCACATCATTCGATAAGCCTCGGGGTTATCCATACGGGACGCGTTGTCGTCGAGGATTCTTCGCCATTTGGCGAGCCATTCCTTTTTGAGTTCGGGAGGGAGCATGTGAGTGACTGCTTATTTTTACTGTATGCACATACAGTAAACGAGGTTTGTCATTGATGCGATTTGAGGCGACGAGCTGTAGGGAGAGACGGGGCTGACGGAACACCGGGGCAACGACGTGCTACACGCCGTGGATAGCAGGGGCTGCACCTGGCGCGCGCCGTCGTCCCCCCACCTCGCCTGCGGGCTAAATGGGTCGTTTTTTCTGCGCCCCTGCGGACCACTCTCGGCGGCTCAGGCTGGACGCTTGCTTGGCGTTTTGGAGGCTGCAGAAACCTGCGGAACCCTGCGAGGGTGGGTGTTTTACGCAATGCTTATAAGCACGCACGGGCGGCTGAGTTCATTAGGTGCCTCGGGAAAAAGGTTAGTTTTATTTTGAGGGGATATTTTGGGGTTGGAAGCCCCGTGTTTGTTGGGCTTGAGGCCTAACTTTGATGGGTTAGGTTAGGTTAGGTTAAAGGTTAGCAAATCGTAAGTTGTTGTTTTTTAATGAATTATTATATTGAATATTTAACACTAATAAAGGTTAGGAAATAACCAGGCCTAACCGAAAAGCTAACCTTGCCGACCCATCGAAAAGCCATAACAGACAACGCTTTCAGCGCACCCAACCAAAAACTAACCCTCCTAACCTCTTTCCCGTGGGTCAACATAAAAACGCGAATATGCCTAAGGTGGGACACTTTTGAAGCTGCGTGCTGCATTGCGCATTACTCAGGACCTTTACGTTCACGCGCCCGCAACCTCACCCACGCAGCGTCAGATTTTGACGTCTGCCAGGGATCTTGGGATTGGAGCGACAGGCACTGGCAATAAGCACCGTGGCGCGACCTGCGGATGCGTTTTTGTCGGCCAGATGAGAGCCATCTCAGGATGTGAGTGGTTAGGGGGCTTCTATGATGCCTACAAGACGCGTATTACGAGGCCTATGGAATTAGCACTTCCAATCCTTCACCGATAAAGCTGTTGATTTTGCGCATGATTGGCAGCAGTCGGCCAAAAGCGGTCAGTCGTCCCTACGAAATTTTGGACGATTCAGCGTGCTACCTGAGGGCAGTAGCTTGTTAAAGGAGTTGGGTAACATCTTCATCAGTGTCACGACTATGCACAGCTGTTATGAAAGTGATACACGAGCCTGTGCAAGATTATTAGCCGGAAGGCGAGCCCGCGCTGATGCCCGTCAGCACCAGAAAATAAGGAGATTGATCATGTGGCTCAAAAATGTGGCATTCGCGCTGTTGATTTGCCCCCTCGTCTCCGCATGTTTCAGCGAGCCTTTTCAGCCCCCTACGGCTGATGCTGACTTATGGGAGAAGCCGGGAGCGAGCAGGAATGATGTCTTGGCGTCCATGCTAGCTTGCGGTGAGAAAAATGGCTCCGGCATCGATCCTAATGCCAGCTTCCAAGAGATGGCCCAGCGATTTGTATGTATGAAGCGTGCGGGCTATACCCGGCGTGACGGTTTCGACATCTGTGCATTGCACTCGAAGGAGCCGTTGAAGGCCTGTGAGTCGGCGCAATGAAGCCATAAAGGCGTCGCACGGTATTGAGGGAGTCGGCATTGAACTCTTTAGGGTGAATTGGCCCAAGTATTTATAGGTACATGCGACTGACTGCTTCCGGCCCAGGTGCAGCCTTAGGCGTAGGAGGGTTTGGTAGTCTTGCGGCGAGGGAGTTAGCTGCCACTGCGGATGCGGCGGCGGCGACTCGAACGGTTGGCAATGCTACAGATGCTATTCTCAAAGACCGTGTTAAAACCCCGCTCACAGACGATAACGCGTTTGCGCTCATCGATGTGTTCCGTGATCACAAACAGGGTATGGAGAAACTCGGAGACTACATACCGGTTCGTGGTGATAATTTTGGAACTGTCGCGGTTGTCGAGGTTAATGGACAAAAAGTCTTTGGTGTAAACTCATCAGCATTGATTAATGATGCGGACAAAAATCTTGCTCGGCAATGGCGTGAAAAAATGGGGTTCAACCAAGGAGAGGCGCAGGTGGTCTTCCACGCAGAGGCGTACTCCCTCATTCGTGCATATGAAAAGACAGGTGGAAATCTGCCCGCTCAAATGACATTATATGTTGATCGACAAACGTGTGGCACCTGCAAACAGTATCTACCTGAACTTATGCATGAGATGAAGATTGATAGTATAAATTTGGTAATGAAAAATGGCGAAAAAGTTACTGTTAACTCCAGAGCACGGTAGAGTTTGGTATGTCTGAATTCAAATGTATTTTCCTAGATTACGATGTGGATGAAAATCCAAAGTTGCAGTTTTATGCCGACTTTTTTTTAAACTATCAGCCTTCGATGTGGCAGAAAGGGGGCGGTGATGGGGTTTTTAGCTTTGTCAGTGATAAAGGTGACAAGTCTGAACTGACCGTGTTGGAGAACAAAGAACTCGGTATTTCTGTCAGATACAACTTCAGAGCTGCTGGTGAGCGCAGGGGGGCTGAATATTTCTCAGTATGTGATCAGCAGAAAATGAATCATGTTGAAGACTTTGGGGACGACCAATTTGTTCCTGCTGGTTCTTTTATACAACCAAAAAAAGCATGGCTAGCAGTTGAAGATTTTTTTAAAAGTCCTCTAGTTAAATCGGGCCGAATAGCATGGTTAAACTCTGACGATATTTCATGGCCGGATATCTAATAGTGTATTTACAGAGAGTCAAATACGATAGCATATGTAACGGAGTAGACAAAAGTTACGGTCAAGAAGGTAACAGCATCAGGATGAGTTCGATCCGAAGTTTTCAAGAGCCTTTCTTTTTCCTGAGTATCTTTTTGTCTGAATGTTCGAAACGGCTCCGTGGCAATGGCGGGTAATCGGCAGACTCTAAAGGAAACCGCGCAGATTATACCAATGAATTTCATGTTGTCGGAGCTGCGCTGGCAGGAAGTAACAAAAAACAGTGGTGTCCCAGGAGTTGGACAACTGCCTAGGTCTGTTTATAGCTGTGCAGGAACCGCACGCAGCTCTGTCGATTGCAGAAACGGAACTTGTCTGCACTGGTTTGGTGGGAGCAGGCGAAGCGATTTCGAGTGCAACGGTGCGAGGACAACACACCGTTGATGAAGCGAGGCGCTGCGCACTGGACCAGCCTGACGGCCGTAGGGCGCTTTGCCGATACGACTGGGTTGCGTGGCTTTAGTGTTGAGCTCTGAAGGGCGAAAGCTTCAAGGGCAGTTGTAGCATCCCTACCACGTCAGGCCCGTCCTCATTGATCCATGTCCCATAGTGCTGACGGATCATGTTGCCATTTGTGTCCTATTTGTTCGGCGATCCAATCGATTGAAGCAATGCCCTTGGTAAGCATTTGACTGGCGTAGGGTGCATTGGAGAGGTCCGAGTGAAGTACCCTTTGACCGATATCTGCCGTTCGTGACGGGCAGCAATCGGCCGAGTGCCGCCTATCGTGAGGGGCAGGGCGTCACTTGGTGGCCTAGTGTTGGTACAAAAGTGGTACGCAGCTATCAGGTCGGCCCTGTAGGGCAAGTAGTACGTGGCCTACAGGATTAGCAGTTCCAATCCATCATGGGGGCAACGCTGAATCTTCTGGAGGGCTCGCGGCGCTCTAGGGAGGGGCTTTCAGCAAAGTTTCGAATCATGTTTTTTGCGTCGTTTCTGGAGCATTTGTAGCACTTTCGACCCGTTTTGCTATTCGTAGCACTGAAGTGCAACGAAAAAGCAACGCCATAAAATCCTGTAGCACTGAGGATTCGACATGGAAACGATCATAGTTCTCAAGGCTAAAAATGGGGAAAAGGTATACGGCGCAGATCCGCTTGCGGCGTAATGGAAAGATAGTTTATCAGGAACCCAGACCTTCGAGCGCAAGCTACTGGCGAAGTCCTGGCTCAATCGGCGTGAGATAGAGCTGGAAGACACCGATGTGTTGAAAAGAACACGAGCGTGCTCGCTGATTGACCAGTGGGCCGAGCGAGCCTTTGTATTGATATCCGTCAGCGGTACGGAATTTTGCTTCAGTGATGCCGCCAAATTACCTGATGACTATGAATCCGACACGTGCCGGTTTCACGTGAATTGGGATTACTCCGTGCAGTCAAAAGTTTAAGGCAGAAGTTGGGGGTAATATCTTATAGTTAGATTTTTTCATGATGCAGTGAGGGGTGATACTCCTGTCATCTTAATTGTGCTGTTAATTTCTAACTTTGATGATCAAGTCACTCACTGTCTAGAGACAGTGAGTGCATTTCTTTAGAGTAATTGAGCTGTTGGGGTTTGTATTGCGTAAAAAGCTTCATTGAGTGATAAATTAATTTTATGAGTCAAATTGTATAAGGTAAACGAATGCTTCGGGGCTGAATGCCATTTGCGCAGTGTCGCCGAATTCTAATGTTTGGGTATCTAGGGGGTTAGCGAGGTTGTCGGTGAGTGCGTATTGTGGGTATGTTTGTGATATGGCGCGGAGAAGATTTCTCACCTCCGAGTGTTGCGGATCGAGATGATTTGGAAGTATAGCTTTGAGGTTTAGCTCTCCTGATGATATTAAATTGTAAACGACGTCATGTGGGTGCGTAGTCCTAATTTGAGGGCGTGTTGCGTATAATAAAGCTATCCGCAATATGTTCAATGTGGAAAAGGAGTGGGCGATAATATTTTTTAGGTGACTAAGTTCATCGAATGTAGCTTGAACAGTTCCGGATGTCTTGAGTCTGCTCGGTTGATAGTGGTCTATGCTTCGAATAACTAAAATGTCACCATTATGAATGTTTGTTAGGTATTTGGTTGTTTGGTTGTCTATTTTAGCGCGCGAATCAATGTATCCGGTGTTAGGCGCTCCCAGGTTAGCCACAATTTCAATGCCGGTCCCATCGCTTAGTGAGTCGCTATAGTTTGTGAGGTTGAAAGTAGCATTTATGTAGTTCATGATTTTTCCTTTTGTTGGTTGTTAGCTTTTTTATAGGTCTCTGATTTGGTATGGGTATCTTCATGATCAATCCTACGAGATAATCAGCTCGCTGTGTACCTGTTATAAATTACAGTTCTATATATCGTTTTGAAATAAGAGTTGTTGCGGTTTTATTGGGTGGCTTCGCCTAGTCATAAGTTTGGATTTTTTTGAGTGCGAGAATTGGTTTCTCGTGGAAGTCGTGTTTATTTGGTTCGGTTTTAAATGATTTAGCCTTGAGTTCTCAGGGGGCAATATAGACCTGAGTGGAATTTGAAATGTTTGCATTAGGAGGTCCCATGGCTAACCAGGCGCGACTAAGTCAAAGTCCGTAAAATTTCAATGCACGCAGATCAGCGTGTCGACCACTAGCATCACCGAGCCTACCGATGCCGATCTTCAATTCGCCGATCTCTCGGTGACCATCAAGCAGCCGCAGTTCCAAGGCGGCCAATCCGACGAAATTGAAACGGCCACCCTAGCCAGCGCCGTGAAGAAGTCCACCACGGGCTCGGCGGACAACGGCACCTTCAATGTATTCACCCAGTGGAGGTGAGTGATGCCACGGCGAAGCGCATCTGATGGCGAGCTAAGAGACAAGATTCTCGACCCTTTGCGCAATTTCAAATACGAAAGCGTGCAGGTTGAAGAATGTGACGGTGCGACCGTGGTGATTCGCGCCTTGAGTGCTGGAGATTGGCTGGAATATCGACGGCGTGCGCTGGAGCAGGTGCATCTCCTTCCATCAGGTAAGTGACCGCCCACCCTGTCGCGCATTAAAGTTTCATCATCGTTTCTGCCCGGTAGGTCTACGATCTGCTCAAGCGAGGACCGCCGAGCCTCCAGCCCCTAGGGAACCGAAAATGACTTCAAACCTTGTCAAAGTC